ATCAAGTGAATTAGCTTCCCAAATTGGGTAGAAGTGTAGTCCGATGGCATTGCTGCTCGGAACGACGGCTCCCGATATGATGTTGTTTCCATAAAGAAGACTTCCGGCTACAGGTTCGCGGATGCCATCAATGTCAACTGGTGGAGCCGCAACGAATGCAATGATAAAGCAGATGGTGGCTGCAAGGAGACAAGGAACCATCAGTGTCCCAAACCAGCCTACATAAAGACGGTTGTCGGTCGAAGTGACCCAATTACAAAAAGAGTCCCAAGGATTAACCTGGGACTTAGGGGCTGCGAGTGTAGCAGTCATGATTGAAGTTAGTTTAGTCGAGTTACTTTTACCCGTCCAACTCCAGAGCCAGTGAGACCGATTGCATCAGCCGCACCTTTACTGAGATCTAATCCTCTGTTATAAGCATAAGGACCACGATCATTTACCCTCACAATGGCACACCTCTGGAAACAAACTCTAAGTCGTGTTCCGAAGGGGAGTGTCTTGTGCGCTGCAGTAAGGGATTGTTGATTAAACCGTTCACCATTAGCGGTAAGGTTACCGTGGAATCCAGGACCATACCAAGAACTAATGACTGACAGAGTAGTTAGAATAGGAATCATAATAATAAAGCGAAGAACTTTAATATTGATTACTCCTCCTAATCCGCCAATACACGCGCAGTATTAGCGGATCTGCCAATACTTAAGGATTACTTTTTCTTAGCAGTCTTAGCAGCTTGTTTGAATTGAGCTGCGGTGGGTGCTCCTTTAGCACCAGGTTTACGCATCTTTTCTCCACTACCTTTAGCGATCCGTTCACGCTTGGCATGGATGTTTGCGTATAGTCCAGGCTTAGCCATTACTTTTTCTTCTTAGGTTTTGACTTACCTGCACTGCTAAGCGCAGCAGCAACAGCTTGCTTCTGAGGATAACCTTCTGACTTCATCTTGCGGATGTTAGCAGAGACGGTCTTATCAGATGAGCCTTTCTTGAGAGGCATTAGAATACTCCAGGGATCAGTTGACCAGTAGTAACGTAAGCGCCGATAGCTGCAATAACGCCAAGCATAGCCAAGCGACCATTGAGAAGTTCGGCTCGTTCATTGTGAGGAACAGTGTAGTCTTTATCGGTGTACATGGGTGGTTCTTTAGCAAAGATGTTGGTGGTATTCATTAACGATAAATTGTCAGTTAGACACGCTTCTTTTTAACTTTAGTGGTAGTTGGTGTTTTTCGTGAAACAGGACTAGATTTGGTAGTAGTGGCTTGCTTAGGCACCGTACTACTAATTGGAAAATTAGGTCCACTAATCGGAAGTTTAATATCCTTGATTGGTAGATTAGGTCCACTAATCGGAGGACTGGCATTACCAATTGGTAGATTAGGTCCACTAATCGGAGGACTGGCATTACCAATATACATGCGATTTCTTGAACCGCTAGAAGCTGTTTTAGACTTTGGTCGTTTTAGAGCTTTCATTAGTTTGATTGAGGTTAATAATCAAGATTAGACCTCTCAAGTTTAGCAAACACATCCTGTCGATATGCAGGGTCTGTATCATAACGAGGGTCGCTCATAGCACGAACAACCTCAGCTTGAGAGCGGAATACATCCTTTGTACTAGAAGCAGCTTTACCAGTCAACAGCTGACCATCTACGCCAACTGCATCTTGATAACGACTGAACAATGCTTCAACAGCAAATGTCATAGCATTCTTATCGCCAGTATCCATTACTGAATCATAGCGATCAATTTCTTTTTGAGTTAGATTATCAGCAGCCCATCGCATCATAGAGCCATACTCATCATCGCCACCAGCAATACCACGTAGATCAGACAAGTCGGAATCTGTGATGTCTACTTCTTTAGAAGCATTACCACGCTCAGCCTCAGCACGGTACTCAAGGTACAACTTAGCAAGATCAGCGGAGCTTAGATTAGACAACTCCCTAAGGGTGTCTTCACTAAACTTACCTTGCAGACCTTCTTCCCAAAGAGCTTCCAGAATGTTAGTAGATTCAGAATCTTCTTCCTCTACTTCTTCAGCCTCTTCTTGCTGCTCAGGTTCTTCTTCATCAGTGTTACGTGAGCTGGCAGCTCAATGTAAGCTTGCTCTAGTTCTTCAGCATCACGAAACTTACCAGCAAGAAGTGCTTCCTGTTCAGCAAGTGCTTTCTCACCAATAGCCAAAGACTCTTGTTCTTCAGCAGTCAGTTCACCTTCTGGTGCTTCATTCGGGTTGTACGTTAGTGTCGTCATAAGAGGTGGCGTGGATTACTTTAAGATTACCGAGACCTACTTTTTCTACATAGCTAGTGCTGCGACCAAGTACAGGTGTACCAATCTTAGCTTTAGGAGCATACTTATTAACAGTAGGCTCAGGTGCTGTAGGCTCAGTGGTCTCGATTACTTCAGGCTCAGCCTTGCGGCGCTGCCGCTTGAGGGATTGGTTGTCCATTTAGTTGTGGATTCTTAGAAGGATCATTTATAGGAGCAGATGCAAGCTGACCTGCCTGCTTAGTCAACTCTAGCTGTTGCTGTTGTTGCATAGCAGCTGCTTGTTCAGCTTGTACTTCTTGCATACTACGGACAAGGTTAAGGACATCTATGCCTTGTGCAGCAGCAAGTCGCTTAATGACCTCTTCAGGGTTTACATAAGTTTGGATAGCCTGTGGTCCCATTGTCTGTGCAATGGTCATCAGGAAAGCACCGAGGCTTTCTCTATCCTGTCCCCTACCAATTGCATTAATACCAGCAACAATGGTAGGACGCACGATTCCCTTAGGAATACGTGGAATGTCCCCAGTCTTTTGATACACTGCCAACTTACGATTGAGGTAAGGGACAAGAAAGTCAACAGTCAACATGGAGAATAGACCACCAAGTTGGGCTTCCAGTTCGAGTTGAGTCATTCGAACTTCTTCAGCTGTAGTTCTTTCGCTATTCCGTACATTCATGATTAGGAATGCTTCAGAGATACGCCGCTCAAGTTGAGCAGACATTTCATAAGCAGTCCTAAAGTCAGCTGTCTTACCTACTTGAACAACCCCGATATCTTCGGGGCGTCCTTGAACGATTGCACCGTTGCCTGCAGCGGCCAGGGTGGCGGGTTTAGTCGTGCTTGAGGGTGACACTACGAAGACAACCTTAGCGGCTGCTGCAGAGCCTTCTACGAGTGCCTGAGTGAGTGCTTCGAGAGACTTAAGATCTCCCATAAACTCTTCTACTCTACCCCGTCCGTAGCTTTCACCATCAACTGAATTAAACCTAAGTGCAATCCAAGGAGATGCTTCAATAGGTGCTTTACCAAAAGACTTAGGAAGGATTTTATCGTACACCTCTTGATGCCAGACATAACGATTGTTGTCTCGCTTTACATGAGTGTACACATCTACTTCATCACGATAGGCATCTGCCTCATCATTGCCAGGAGTGTTAGGCTTTGGCTCTTGAGGAATCAGATCACCTAGTACTTTTTTAGAGATTCTCTCTTTGGTAACAATTTCAATTACATTGCCGTCACCATCTCGATCTACAACGTAGCGATTAAGAGGATACAAACGGAGTCCATCTTTACCCATGAAGATAAGTGCGTTACCTCCTACGACAAGATGCTTAAGTGCTTGGTGTACAATCACACGATCATCACTAGAAGCAATAGCTTCCATGATTGTCCTCTCAACCTTAGCAAAAGCTAGGTCAAGCTCAGACTTAATAGCAGGATCATACTGACCAAGCATTGACTCATCCACTTGTAGCTTAAAGAAGCTAGTCTGTGGAGGAAGCAAAGCAAGCATCAGTTTAGAGGCAAGGGTGACTACACCTTTAGCACCAACTGACTGCCAAGGAGATGGCAAAGGTTGTGCTTGTTTAGTGAAGTCATCATCGTCACGAATGACATATGGGAGTGTTAGGTCCGCTGCTCTACGAGCTACGGTGAGATATTGGTTGCGGTCACCAGTAAGGAAATCATACCGTTGTTTAGCTGACATTAGATAGTAAGTCCTCCAAGACTACCAAGTGCTCCAGCAAGCCCACTAAGACCGCTGGTAAGACCAGTACCTGCACTAGAACCGATGCCCATGTTACCACGTAGGAATCCAGAGCGACCTTGTGGACGACGAGGGTTAGTCCTGATACCACCAACATTATAGTTTTGGCCAGCACCATAGAGACGCATTGGTTCTTGTGTTTGGAGACTACTGATTGCCTGCTGAAGAGGGTCAAACATTCCCTGCATCTGCTGAGCAAACATGTTAGGCAGATTGTTCAACATATTAAGATAATCTTGGTCATCTTGGTTGTATGCTGACTCCACACCAGACATGTAATCATTGATGCCAGCTGTGATGCCTTCATCAATCAGCTTTTGGATCTCCTCTTCAGTTAAACCTGGAGTAGTAGTAGTAGTAGTAGCATCTGTGGTAACTGTAGGTGCAGCCATAGTTTGAGGGCGAACAGCAAGCCGTCCACCACCACGGATCTGCATACCACCAGGAATAAACCCAGTACCTGGAACAGCTGCAGATCCACCCATTTGCTGACCCTTAACAACCACTCCAGCTGAGCCAGGGGTACCAATAGCTCCAGCCAAAGCTCGGCCAATATTACCAGTGCCAAAGTTGGGTTGGTTAAAAGTTGTAGCTTTGCCTGCATCCTTGATGAGCATATTAGCTGCACCAGAATTGAGAGCAATGGTCTGCTTCTCTGCTTCTTTCAGGTTTTTATTAACTATATCCAATTGCTGGATAATCTTCTGCATAGAAGTTCCAGTATCCTTTTGGATTTGCTGGATCTCTTGCTTAGTAATACCACCAGAGCCTGCAGAACGAATAGCCTCACGTACTGTAGGTTTCTCTTGCTTGGCAGGTGCACCCATTGGGTTTACACCAGCATTAGTTTGAACTTTTGCTGGTTGATTTTTCTTTTTAGGAGCCATTGTTTTCTTCTGTGAGACGATGGTTAATCCACTCGACCACAGAACGTTGGCCAGAGCGGTACATTATGAGATTAGTAGGATCATCCGGGTGGGGATTGGTTGGTGGAAAGTTCTCATTAAGTTCAGCAATGAGTGAGCTGAGCTGGAGACCATGTGTCTCAAGCGTATTGAGGTAGATTGGGGTTTGCATGTTCGAAGAAAGCAGGCATTCTGGCTCGACGTGTGTCGGAAAGCTCAGGTGCTTTACCTTGATACATCAAAGAGTCGCTGGAATCCAGCCAAAATTTTTTGTCTAAATATTTATTTGAGGTATTTTTACCTAGAGGTTCAAGCACCCAATTAATGGTTGCCTTCCTGAGGCGATCGAGAGAAGGACTCCAATTGAGACCAAGCTCAGTACATACCAGGCTATTCGCTGCCACATGGACTTGTTCATCACGAGAGATATCAGCGCTTACTGTTCGGAGACCAGCATCACCGTTAAATCTGAAGAGTGGGAGGAGCACAAAGAAAATTGCACGCTCGGCAACCAACGCTTTGAGGATTGTGTGATCTGGATGAGCAATCCAGGCGTCCCTAAGACGCTTCGCTTCAGCTTCAGCTTTTTCATCAACGCCGATAGCGTTGGCGATGTAACCGAGTGCAAGGTCGTGATTTTCCTCGTCCTTGATATTGGATTGAAGGAGATCCCTCGCCAAGTTTGGAACTTCATTCTTCAGTGCATCAGTAATAAAATCTCCGACAGGAAGCTCCATATGTCGAATAGCTAGGGCACGGTAGATTGTTTCTTCCGCACCTTCAGCAAGCTTCCCAGCTGTGGTCTGTACCGGAGACCACTTCCGTTTACGATCTAGTAGTTTTTGATAGGGGTTCATTCGCCGCAATTACAATCAGGAGCAGGATCATTAAGAAGAGACTCCAGGTATGCGGTAACGTCACCATCATCCAATGCGGCATAGGCATCAGACTTGTCTTGAACGTCACCCATTACTTGGAGACTGTAGTAAAGAGAAGTCTGTGGACTTGCCAACCAATCTTCGATGAATTGCTCATCATAGGTAACCACATCTGACCAGCTGTTGAATGAGTAACCATGCAACAGTCCAGTGCTATCGAGAAGTCGAACGATACCGTCAACTACTCGCTTGTATGCATCCCAGCCAACTTCTGACGCGACCTCTACAGGACCGTAGTCGAAGCTCTGGACGCCAAAGGTTCCGCTATCGCGGTCTACTTGGCGGGCAATGGGAGGGGCGATCTCAGGGGTGGTGGTGTACCCATCGAGATCAGTGTAACGATAGCTGCAGGAGGCTGTAGGAGCGATTGCAAAGGCACGTTCCATACGATTGTACTTAGCTACCTCTGCAGCGGCTTGTACGCCCGCCTGAAGCTCTTGGGCGATCACATAGCCAGGAGTAGTAGGGTAAGGTCGGCCACTATTCAATGCCTCAAGAGCAAGACCGAAATCATTGTAACTTACACCTTGCTGTCGGAGAAGGTTGGCAAGTCCCAGCATTCCGAGACCGACTTGGCGATCAGTCTCTGAAGGGAGGTATTCTCCGCTTTCTCCAACATTTGTTTTGCCGTGAAGTGAGCACAGTTCGGACATTCCGTGAACAAACGCACCTCGAATTTCATCGAGTTCACATCCGCCGAGGTTAACATGTTGAAGTAGACAGGTACCCCGTGAGGGCAGGTATACCTCCAGGCAAACGTTACCCCGGATTCGATTTCCATTTTTGTCTACCTTAGTTTTGTTAAGCCAAATGTCACCCTTCTTGATACCTTCAAGGAGGGCATCCTTTACTTCTTGGCTAGTCTCTTTCCACCAATGGTCGTTGATGTTAACACAACGCTTTACCCACGGCAGTTCACTGCGACTAGCAGTAATGAATTCAAGTACATCAGGGTGGCTCAAATCGAGATGACACACCACAGCACCATTTTTGTACACACCCCCACGACGGAGGATCTCATTAAGTGTAGAGTAAATCTTAGCAAATGATACAGGTCCAGATGCAACTAGTCCTTTACCATTCTCAGCTCCTTTGGGTCGCAGTTTGCTAAGGTGGACAGCAACGCCTGCACCGTATCGGAGTGCATGGCTGACGAAACGCCAACTGGCTTCAATTCCATTTTCTCCTTCCATAGTGTCTTCCACAACGAAGACGGTACAGGAGACAGGCAAGCGAGAGGTTGGGTCATCAATCCAGGATTGTACACGGCCAGTACGAGCAATAAGTTCTTTAGGTGGTTTCGACATTATCAAACAAGATCAGTAAGGTTTGGTGGTTGATAGTTCGGTCCCTTCAAGACCTTCCCATCTTCACGGTAGATAGGATTACCGCTATCGTCTAGTTTAGACAAGTTACTTTTGTGAACACGATCCAGAGCTTCATCTAGATCCCATCCAAGGTTAGCTGCGTACTGGTAACACACATAGACCAGATCAGCTAGTTCTTTTAGGCAGTCAGCAGAGTTAATGGTAAGACCCATGATCAGCTGATTTTCAGCATCAAGGAACTCCTTAAACTCTTCAACGATCAAACGCCTCTGCAAAGTCCGTGAAGCTGGCGTAGTACTGTTGCTCACCCGGAAACTTTTCCGGAATTCTACGGCTTGCTGCTGACGGGTGGAGGATGTCATTTTCTAGTTCGTTTTGGAGGTAGTGAATTGCTTTGCGAAGATCGTCACGTTTGCTGTCTTTATAGCCAGCTCTGCAGATGTATTTAATTGCGTTACCAAGGTGAAAGTTTAGTCCTTGGTCTCTAACGAAATCCCAAACTTGGATACTACCTCGTCGATAGTACTCTGGTCCGGTGGTGTTTGTGGAATTGGCCATTTAGAAACAAGATTAGAAACGTTGTTGCCCAATACGAAGCACTGCTTCTGCAGAGCTAGGAAGAGAGTAATGATAGCATCAATCTCCCCCTTAGAGCTGTTAAGTGCATCTTCAATCTGACGCATCTTGAACTGTTGCTCCATTGTTAGCTCTGTCACTGGTGGAGGCGGGAACCCAGTACTTGATTTGTTCATTGAGAAAGTCATAGTTCTCTGCTTGTAGGATTTTAGCAAGACGTGCATTGAGCAACGCAGCATCTTCATCTAGACCCTTCTCAGCAAAAGCATCTACAACTGTCTGCCAATTAGATCCGTTTTGTTCAAGGAGGGCGTCTGCTCTCTTGATACCAATACCAGGAACACCAGAGTAACCATCGGTTTGGTCTCCTGCCATGGTTTGTATTAGGTGCCACCGATCACCTTCTTCTTTAGTGATCTCAACAACTCCATCATTGAAGTCATAGAGTTGACCAGGTATCTGCCTCATATCCTTATCAGGACTGCATATAATATGACCAGACTCTTTGGTAGCGTAGATACCTAAGGCATCATCTGCTTCAAGCGTCGGCATGATGATAACCGGGAACGTCTCCTGAAGCGCTTTGATGACCCGTTTGTAGCCACACGGTTTCTTTCTGTTTCGGTGTCCTTTATAGTCTGGGTCGAGAGATTTACGAAAGTTAATAGAATCAGAAAAGAACAGAATAGAATCGTCAAAGCATCCTAGGTTGTTAGCAATGTTGTACAGCTCTCGCTCTACATGTTGGTAGGCTTCAGAAAATCGACTTGTAACGGTGATAACATCATTACCCCAGTCGATCTCTGTTTCATTGGCTGCACAGCACTTATAGACAATGTAGTCAGCATCAATGAGAAGACTCACTTACCTTGTCCTCGCTTGAGCTTACGCCCATGCGAAGGAAGACTACGAGTGCCATTACCTTGACGGGTGTGTTTGAATTTTGCACGGGACTGGAATTGAACACGTCCCAATGCTGTTTTAGATTTTACGGCCATTATATTGTGGTGGATTAGTGAACGTCTGCCCAGGTTTGTCCGACTTTAGATTCGGCTGCGATAGGGATTCTAAGACCATAGCTCTCGCCAGCGGTGAGAGAGGATATTTCAAGAGCTGATCGGAGCGTGTCGGCATACTCTGGGATACATTCGAATTGAAGTTCGTCGTGTACAAAGGCTAGTTGATGAGCTTCAATCTCGTTGAGCTTGATTACATTATGAGTGTGAACCATCCATAGCTTTGCTACGCAGCCCGCGCTCCCCTGGAGAAGGTAGTTAAGGGCTTTGTGGCTACCATCAACAGGGCAGCGGCGACCGTCACACAACTGTATGTAACCAGATTCCGCCTTGGACTTAACCGCAGTAACCAGTTTCTCAAGTCCTGGAATTGCATCCATGTAAGCTTGACGGATCTCTTTACCCTTTGCAGTTGCATCTTTGTCAGAAAGTTGTGGATCATAACTTAGACCTATCTTCTTATCGCCAGCTCCGTACAAAAAGGCATACGTTACAGTCTTGACTAGCCGCCTCGATATGCCTATCTTGTCGGCGTTCTCTTGGTGTATATCACCGTTGAGAAGTACGTCTCCGTACCTGCCTCCATCATATCGAGCCAGATAGTGTGCGAGCATTCGTAATTCAATGCCTGCGAGATCAGCACCAACCATGACATACCCAGGAGTAGCACGGAATAGTTTTCTAAATTCAAGATCACTGGGTACCTGTGCAAGGTTTGGGTTTCTGTGAGCGCATCTAAAAGTGTTAGTGGCTACAGAGCAGTGGTGGTGTAGTCGATTGTTTCTTACAAGTTTAAGCCAGGCATTGTTGCCTTCAGACACCATACCGAGATGTTTAGTTAACTCAAGGCAACGAAAGAACTGCAGAGATTCCTCTGTGCCTATGTCCTTGAGAACTGTCTCATCAATAGCCGTCTTACCAGCTTTTGTCTTCTTGTCAGGTTCCCAACCGTGTAGCTTCTCCATCACCCATGCGATGTGATCTCTACTGGTTGGAGAGAACTCGATCAGTTTTGTACAGGGTGCTCCTTCGACGTATCCGAGGGATCGGTTAACTCGCTTCGGAGTAAACTCGCGTCCTGCGACGTAAGGATACCTGTTTCGTAGTACTGTTTTAAGAGTCTCAAGCTCAGTATAGAGAGTTTGTGCAAGTTCCCGTGCAGCATCCTCATCAAAGTACCATCCATATAATTCCTGATCAGTAAGTATTTGTGCGACCTGATGCTCTAACGAGATCCATTCAGGTACGGTTGAAAGTGTTTCCAAAGTTTCGTAGTAACAACAACATCTTGTACCATGTAGTCTTGCATCTCCTGCGACCACTCTTTCCAGTCTGATGTCTTACCGAATGAGCCCTTGTACTCACCGAGGCGGTACCCATAAGACTCCAAAGAATGCCTACCATAAAGCTGCAATGGCATGTTCTTCCACTTACGTTTACCGTCAATACTCAATATGTCAGGGTGACAAACGCGACTAAGCACCAGAGTATCAAGAACCCTACCCACATTGGTAAACCAAGGATAGAGTTTGCGGATAACAGGGATATCGTAATTGATAATGTTATGACCCACAATCTCACTTGCATCTTCAAGGCGTTGAATACCGCGACTAAGGGGTTCAGTATCACCTTCGTCGTTGTATACAAGCATCTGTTTAGCTTCCGTATCGTAGATAGCCAAACAGTGGATGCGGGTAACATCATACAGAAGTCCGTTTGTTTCTAAGTCAAAGATAAGCGTCATTCCAATGCCGGATTACACCAGCGACAATAAACAGGTTGGTGATGAAGATGAATAGTTCAAGAAGGTTTAGTCTCCTTACCAGGTTCCTTCCAGACATAAGTCTTGTCTACAAATTGTGCTCGGGCTACTGCTTCAGGTGTAGGAGGGTTAGGGCGCTTCAAATAGGAGTAGGGGTCATTGTTGGGATCAATGTAGAGAGGGTAACCATCAGGTGCCATGCGTCGATAGCTAATCTCACCAGTAGAGAATTGAAGCACTCGGCTGTATTCAAAAGTCTGTGCTTGGGTCGAAGTCGTCTTCTGTTGCTGTGCTTTCATTGAATTTACAGGTGGATAGATCGTAAGTCAGTCGGCAAGCGACGCCAACTTCGCCTGAATAGCGATTCTTGAGGACTCTAACAGTTGTATCAGACTGTTTGCCTGAACTCTGCTGATCGCGTTCGAGTGCGATAACTCCGTCACTAAGTTGTGCAATTGCTGCACTTCCGCGCAACTGTCCAAGTGTAACACGTGCTCCCTCTTCATGGTTCTTGTCTTGTGTAGTACGTCTGAGGTGGGAGACGAGGAACATTGCAACACCAGTGCGCTCTACAAGTGAACGCAGACGTGTCATGGTTGTATCAATCATCCGCCGCTCATCGCCATCAAGACCACTAAGAAGGATTGATAGGTGATCTAGAAAGATGACCCGCGTATCAAGACCTGTTGCCAGGTACTCAATTCGGTTGTAGATGAGATCAGGATCAAAAGAACCGAAGCCGTCGAAAAGAAAAAGATTCCAGTTAGCAAGAGTCGCTTGATAAGCTTCGGTGAGGCTAGATCGGTCATGTTCTCCTATGTGTAATGATTTACCAACAGCAGCGGACATTAGTCCGAGAGCTGTACGACGGTTGGATTCTTCAAGTGCCAAGTAACCGACCCGTTCTCCTCTACTAAGAAGGTTAGTTGCAAGTTCACGGCAGAAGGAAGATTTCCCGATGCCAGATCCAGCAGTGATCGTGACAAGTTCTCCATACCTGATCCCGTGAAGCTTTTGTTGTAAACCTTCAAATGGGTAGTCATGATCTGATGGTGGCGTCGGTGTGGTTACAAGTTCTAGGAGGGACTTCCCGTCAACGATCCCATCTGGACGGTAAGGTTTCGCGTTCCAAATAGCTTCACGAACCGACTGAGAGTCATTGGTAGAGAGGGCGTCTGACGCATCTTTGTAATCACCTTGGAGCGATGCAATCTTGCACTTGCCAGGTGGTAATACGCTTGCTGCTTCCTCCGTTGCCTTACGGCCAGCCTCGTCATTGTCGAAGAACAGGACAATCTCCTCGTAACCCTGGAGCCAGGGGATAGCCCGTTGTATCGACTTCTTGGCCGCAGCGGCACCGCTAGGTAGAGATACCATCGGCCACCCCGGCATAGCCTCACTACATGAAGCTGCATCGAGTTCCCCTTCAGTGATAACGACTCGTTTTCCAGTGGCGGGAAACAAATGCTGTCCAAAGAGACAGGTAGGTGGTTGTCCTTCATAACGGAAGTCTTTGTCTTTAGTCTTAGTCTTGCATCCAATCAGGATGCCGGTCTCGTCATAATAGTGAAACCTAAGTAGGTCACCATCACGGTAGATCTTGTACTGTTGACATACCTTCTCAGATATGTTCCGCTTACTCAGTCTTGAGGCGGACCCTTTGAGCTGTACATTAGTTTGCATTTTATAGGAGTTAGCAACTTCCTCTTCTGTGTGACCGTAGCTGTTACATGAGAAACAAAAAGTGTGGCCATCAGAATACAATGAGTTCGCATCTGATGACCCACACGTGTCACACGGTAAGTGCCTCACGAACTCGCTTTCGCAATTCTGCGTATGCTCGTGCTTGTGCATCGTGATATTCAAACCATGAATCAATTGCTCGATAGAACCCTTCAATCAAAGCATCAGCTGTAGCAGGGTTCAGTGCATCTACATCAGCAAGTAGGTCGCTGAATTGTTCAGCGTAGAAGTCAGCAGTGCCGTATTCTAGGTTAGCCATTCAACAGGGATAGAGTGGAAAGCTGCCCATTTAAAGCCGTGTTTCTCTGCCCACTGAGCATACGTGGACTTGGCTCCTTTATAGATTTTGTTATAAGGTGTTTGAAAGACGAATCGAATATCTAAGTCTGGATTCTGTTTCTTCACAGCGATCATCTTCCTCCGATCTTTCTCGTCGAGATGACCCTTGGTCTCTAGATAGACACCATTCGGTAAAAGAAAGTCGGGGGTGTAGTTGCATTGCAGAACGTAAGGAACTTTAGTGGATTCATACTCGAACTTAACACCAAGACTAGTGAGAAGATCAGCTACCTTCTCTTCTAGCCCCGATCTAAAAGCCATTAGAAGTCGTCGTCCTCAACTGCGTCGTTGATGATTACGTTAGGCTCAGATGCTTTGAAACCTTTAGTCTGACCAAAGAGAGCTGCCACTTCAGTTTCACCAAGATCGCCTGTATCAACACCAGCAGAGGAGCCGACAGTGATGACTTGGATTCCGACAAGTTTAAGACTTGTACCGTAGGTGACGCCATCACGCAGGATGTAGGGTTTCTGTCGGAATGCAAGCTTAACTGTGCTACCACTGTAGAGTGGGGTATTCGGATCAGTGATGACTGTTCCCTCAGTATCCACCACGGGCGGCTTAGTCTCTTCATTCCAGCTGAACTTAACTTTGTACTTACCATCTGAAACCTCTTCCCAAGGTTCAGGCTTAAGGGTAGAGCGCTTTGGATTCTTAAGCTTAGACTCTGCCCATTTAATAGAATCAGCTCGATCTTCTTCCAGCTTATCGACAAGATCTTGATCGACAATAGCAGAAAGTGAATAGCCAAACTTACTTGGCTTCAGTACAGCTTGATAACCTTCAAGGACAACAGGCTGTTGGGTAACGTGGATGGATTGTGCCATTAACAAAAGAAATAGGTGGATTCAATTACGGATTCCGGTTCAAGGTCTCCGACAATCGGTGGTTCGGTCTCTGCCCCTATGTGAGAGGCAAAGTCCCGCAGGTAATCGTGCTCGGCAAAGAGATGCATGTAGGTTTCTCGTACAATGGAGGATAAGGTAGACATGTCCGTTGCACGACAAAGCACAGAATCATGGATAAGAGCAATAGGTGCGTCAAAGCGTAGGGTGCTTAAATGTAGTAGGCTAGCATCTAGACTATGTATCAGATTAGGTGCTGTTGCATTCTTGTGATGGTTGAGATCAACCTCATCTGAATCATCAACGGCAACCTGCATCCTACAGCGACCAAGTAACTGTAAGGCTAGTTCAACTACTAACTTTTTATTGAGCTTTTGATGTACAACAAAACCAGATGGTGTTGTCCACTCAAGATATTCTTTACCAGCTTTGATTGCATTAGCAACTTCTTGCTCAATCCAACTCATGACAGCCATAGGACCAGGTACGACAACATCCATGGCATTGCGTACAGCCTTAACTGTTTTAGTTAGGTCATCCTTACTAATCTCTACACCTTTCTCGGCTAGTGCGTCTCTGATGTACCCACGATTAGAGAAAGGTTTAGCATTGTAAGGAACGGTCATAACGACCCTTTTGACAGTTTTTCTATCCATGTATGGTTGGATAGACTCAGGACAATGAGGCGTAGCTTCTTGAGCTACTACCTTATATGCATCCTGTGGCTTATCACCAGGTAGGACATTCACTAGACGTGCAGTGGACTTATCCCTAGCTAATCCTGCAAGGATTTGTAATCCTGAACAGGTTGCATCGGTTGCCACCATTAATCGTGTGAATTGCCTATCAGCAATTACGACACAATGGTAATACTCTTCAGCAGCAGCTAAGAACTGCCAAGGTTCCTCAACTCCCTCCCATAAAGGTAGATTACCAATTGGATCTGTCGCTATGAGTGTGAACAATTCATGGTTATCTTTCGCCCATTCTAGTCGCTCAGACATCGGTGCTTTATCAAGACCGAATGTAGTAGCTACTTGAAAGGCTAACCAAGATTCAGCTTCAGGAGTTACATAAGACCCATCAGCAAAGACTAAAAGACTTTTTCCAAAGTCTGTATCTTGAGGAGTAAGAAAGGCAGGAATAGGATAAGCTCTACCTCTATAGTCAAAAGACCAAGGAATGTAGAACTTAGCTACGTCCTTGAACCTCTTCACTGCCTCCATTGTCATCCGAGTACGACAAGATTTCTTAAACTCTTGTGCATTCAGATTCATTACCTCTGCCGCTGCTCTTCGATATGCTTTACGAGAATCTTTATTCTCTGCAATATCAAATGGCTTTGGTGGTAACTCATGGTTCACAATAGGGAGGAACTTACCAACAGCTCGTTCCAATCTATCTAGTTCTTCCGCTACCTCCACAATAAATGGATTTAGAGTGAAGGCAACCTTCTGAATCTTGTTCAGAAAGTTGATTGGTGTCTCTCCCTGTATACGGCGGTTATCGCCCCTACGTACCATGTCATGCCCCCTCATCACCTCATTGAGGAGGTAGCCACCAGCTCGATCATTGGTCCAATCATTAGGCTCGATCAACATCGGCCAAGCAAGCGGAGCAAACAACTCTGCATCAGCCATCACCTTATCTTTGATGGCAATGAATTCAGGTGTAGGTATGACATATGTGACAGTACGCTTACCTTCACGACGTAAGTCTTTGGTGAACCAGCCTGATGATTCAATAATACAATCAAGCAACCATGCACCTAACCTGATGCGGTTTGCTCTGCCCCATGTTTGCCATTGTTGAATATCACTACGGTTCATCAATGTTTGAATGACCGTGAGTCGCTGATCAGTACCACATGACTTATGCCAGTAGTTTTTCTTTAGTGTTTCAAGAAGACCAGGGGCACATCTCTCGTAGTGACGCATCTGACACTCAGCTTCTACAGCTGAACCGATACCATCACATACCGCTTGTACTTGATCACTACCTTCCTTGTAGCTGAATACCTTATCGAAGGTAAGTTTGAGTGCAATAGCAGCAGCAGCTAGAGGCTCTAGTTGACTGATGTACTGAGAGATCTCTTTGAATGCAACACCATTCTTACCTTCATGTATTCGGTTGTTAGTATCCTCTAGACGCTTCACTAATACAGGTAGAAGTACATCTATGGATGCAATGCCATACACCGTAGCAGAGGCATAGCTACGCTGCTGCAGTGCGTCTGTGTTATCTCGTAATCGCTTGAGACCTTGACGTATTTGATCACGCTCAAGCTGCACCTGTTCATCAATCTGAGCAGGTGTAGGCATCAGTTATCCTCCACATTGAGTGGTACCTCTACCTCATCAACACATACAAGTTGTGCAAGCTCAGGATACTGCTCACTGAACTCTTCGTTGAACTGTTCAATAGTAATGATGCTCATCAGAAGTCTCGGTCAGGTGGAATAAGAAGATGGATAGAGTCATGATCGCAGACAACAAACTCGCTATCTGCGTCAGACATTAGCTCGTTGACTTTACGCTGAGCTGCTGCACGTTGACGATAGACATGCTCACTGATCTTACGAGTCTTAGGATCAGTAACACGAATGATACACACTACAGAAGATGGTAGCTCCCAACCAGCTACCTTCCACGACATAACTTCCTCAAAGGTATGAGGCTCGAACATCTCATCAGGTGCGTCCTTGTACTCTTGCCAGTTGTTGTCAAAGTACTTTTGCTTCTTACCACTCATCAGTTTGCCTCACATTTAACAATTGATCGTTACGTTCACGGGACAACTCTAAAGCCTTCCATGCGGCTTGCTCAGAGTCGGGTGCTAGTAAATACCAAACACCTGAACGAAGGGTGATCTCGTATTCACGAAGACCTTTGTAAGTTGTGTACATTTGTCGTTAAGTGAATAAACAAAGAGGCCAAATGTGTAGCCACAAGTATACACAAAGGCGATACTTGCAGCCACTATGAGTGTGAAAAACTGTAGGTATTGTCCTACAAGTATATCACTTGGCAGCTTCATTGGTATCCTCCTTAAGGTATTCAGTGAGTGCGTCTTTGATCTCATTCAGGTTGCGAAGCTGATGATCACATAGACGTGCCTTGTTTGTGTTCTTAAAGTCAACAGCAAAGAAGTTACGAGCAAGGCGAATCATGTCATCTACACTTGCACCATAGATCTCGATCTGTTCATCATCAGTAGTGTAGAAGTTGAACGAATCATCACCAAAGCAATAGCTAACATGAGCAATGTCAGCGTGGATGGTGTAGTTAGTTGAGAGTTTCATTATTTAATACGATTGTGTTTGGGTGAGAATGAACAGAAGCTCAAGACCAGGAGGTTGTACTACATCATACTCATCTAGCTCAGCTGGAACGTATACAGCACGTAGTCCTCCACTTTCAACAGTTGTACGCTTATCCCAAGCTTCATTCAAACGCTGCTGAGCAGAGAGAATCAATTGAACAATGCTTGGTACTTTTAAGCCACCACATGTATACCATTTCCACTCTACTTGTTTCATCACTTCATGAACACGTTCAAAGTTAAACGTATTGAGACAGTATTCGACTGCTACTTTCTTGTGATCAGTCATAATCAGATGTCGTCAAAGGTGAAGTAAGTGTCAATCTCATTCATCACTCGTTGAGTGAATCGCTCAACAAGGTAATCCTCATTAGCAGTTAAGTCTTCATTAACTACACCACCAATGACTCCTCGTTCGATACACTCTTCAAGCAATCTATACAGTTTGACTTTCATTTAATACGCTTCTCATAACGTGTAACAGCAGTGTTAGCTCGACTGTAAACAGCAAGCGTAGCAAGTAAGCCAATGCTACCAATGATAGCAAGGATGATGTTGGATTCAGTCATTCAGTTATTCCAAAAGAAGTAAGTGCCATTGCTAGTCTCAATGGTGTTGAAGTCATAGCGTAGGTTGTGATCCCACACCTGCTGCCAATCTACAGCATGTGCAATGGTCTCGTTAGGTGCTTCACACATAACTTCACATACCCAATACTCGGCAAACTCTTTCTCTGCCCAATACTCATCAGACGCATAGCAGAATGCATCCTCAAACTCACTGAATGTAGTGATACCAAGATCATCTAACTCATCAATGAATTCCATGATCTCTTCATGATCCCACTTCTCACCAAGTCGATCATGTACAGCATCATACAAATCCTTGGTGTCAGTATCAAGCTCTTCATATTGTGCATCCTCAGCTTCTTGCTTAGATACATATGAAGGGTCAAGTTGTTCTTTAGCTTTCAACAATTCAGTGTAGAAGTCAACAAATTGAGGTTTACCGTTGTCATAGACATAGCCAGAGTCAATTACTAGCTGCGTCCTTGAGACATGATCACTATGTTCGTTTACATAGTCAATTAGTTGCTGACCAGTGTAACGAACTGGAGCACAAGTAGTCACGTTAAGTAACAAACAAAGGGACAAAAGGTAGCCTTGAAGACTACAGAAAACCCACATATGTGAGGGCTAAGTGTAGCCATCTTGCGATGAGTGTGAATGTTAGTTACTCATAATCACCATCAAGTTGTGAGAGAAAGTCATAGTAATCTGTTGGCCACATCTCACGTGCTAACCAACAAGAGAACAACTCAAATGCAAAGGTTACATCAATCATGGTTGTTGATAGGATAAACATCAAAGACTTGTTCAGGGTATACTGCTTTGCAGTCACCCATTACCCATGCTTCCTTATATGAGTCAGCATGTACATACTCCGTGGCACACACAGGTGTGTTGTAACCACGGTTATAGTTAACTTGGTAAAGCATAATCAAACAAACGACATTGAAGGGAGAACTTGTACACCTACTGCATCCTGACTGAATGCATTCTTGTAAGCGTTAGCCACGTCCTTGATCTTGTCTGCACATGCAGTGCATACTGTCACAAGTAACGTAGGCTCATGCTCACCTTTCCATACACCTTGGACGTGTTGTATTGTGTAACCTTCGAAGGCTACATCTAACACACCCTCAATGAATGCACGAAGGTTGAGATCACTAACGTAACCACCGTTAGGTATGTTACGACCAAAGAACAATTGATAGGTTTGCATAACACAAAGTAAACGACAATGTGTAGCGTTAAGTAAGCTACAGAAACCCATCATCTATGTGATGGGAGAGTGTAACTAACAGGTAACGATCAAGCGTAGTTCAGTGAGCACTCAAAGGTACGCTTAGCGTTGACAAGGTTCTCATTAACCCAGAAACCTAGGCTCATGTTCTTGTTAGCAAGCAGGTTGAGAATAGCACGACGGCTTACGTTGAGGTAAGCGTAGCTGTACCCATTCTTGAATACGACACAAGCAGTGCCACGGGCAGGATCAACAAGCAGACAATCGATAGCACCGGAAGTACGGTTGGTAACGTTGAAGCTGAACATAATTAAACAAGTGAAGAACAGCACTCCTGAGTATCGCTTTCACCTCAGACGAATGCATGAAACCCATGAGCAAACTTGTATACCGCATGTGGGTCTGCGGTTACTGGTGACACCCTTCTCGGCGTGGCACGGCTGGCACATTGAGTGTACCCTAACCCACACTACCGGAACCCGCTCGGCAGTTGTGGCGGCAGTGACCCGTGGTCATACTCAGCCTTGGCTATTGAGTTTTCGAGGTTCGATGCTCTCACCATAGCATGGCTGGAGCGGTTTGTCAAGGAGTGGTGGTCGGCTTGTCAGGTGGCACAGTGCCAAGGACTGCTTGCCGTATTCAGTTGGCTTGGTCTCTCATCTCTTCTGGTTGAAGTTTCGAGACTCTCCTCACCCTTAACAGGGAGAGTCGAGATACTCTCAACATCAAAGAAGAGTATGGGTAGAGCCTAGCAGCTCAGAGCAGTGGACAGTGATGCTAAGTGGCACATAGTACAGCTTGATCCCTGTTGTTGCAGCGGTTATCAGTGTTGCTTATGGTACAGTGTATTGCTGAGATCCATTGGTATGACTGGGTTCTCAATAACGTTCTCAATAGGCTCTACAGATGTTTGAGATGTGGTTATGCGTGGTGCCGCATAGTTGCTGCTGCCTCGTGTGTGCATGTGCCTACGCGCCTAGCCCTGTCCAGCGTACCTGTGCCTGATGCAGATGCTCTGGACATGGACATACATGTGCGTGCGTGAACATAAACGCGCGTGCGCCTGCCTGCGCCTGTGTGCATCCGGGGGTACCCCTATGGGGGGTTGCGTCGCTGCTTCAGCGTAGGATAAGGCTTGAGAAATTTTAGTCAAAAACTAAAGCCCCTTCAGAATGACCTGTAAGAGGCTTTAAATGCTCAACATGTGCAACGACACCTGACACTACCCAAAGACCCCATACAGAGCCTTCTAGCCACCTCTCATGAAGCGTTTAGCCTCATTTAATCGCTTCATTCCTTATCCCACATTGCTTTACACACATTAGGCAAGAATTGATACAATAAATCCTGCACTTGACCTGCTATCTGTGCGTGTTCTTTCTGCGTACCATGACCAGTCCTCAGATCACAATAATGCAACCAAGACCTGATTGTACCATTCATATACAACTTAGTAGGAGCTGCCATTGGCAACACTTCTCTTGCACATTCTTTAGCCACACCAGCTGCTACCAGTTCTTTGTAGAGACCATAACAATCAGAATACAGAGATCCTATACGAAATTGAAAGTTTTTCTTTACTACTTCATCTAGGTCATCAATACTATTCTGTCTATTCTTGGTATCTTGTCTACGTAGTTCTGGGATACCAGCTACTTTCTCTACCGTTGCATACCGTTGACTAAACTCTTGAAAGCTGAAACTCCTATGCCTAAGGATTTGTGCTGCAATACTCCTTGTTGTCTCAATAGATACACACATGTTCACCATTTCAAATGGAGACCAGTGTTGATGATCAATAAGATACTTAATCAGTTTAGCACTTGTCTGAGTGTTTGATTGATTAGAAGGATTAGAGACTCTTGCCATGTAAGCGATGAGATCTTCTGCATCAGGAGTGATGTGTACTAGGGTAGCGGTATGGGTCATAAATGGTGGTGGTAGTTGATTTCTTAATAACTGTCATTTATTAAATTACTTAATACTGATGCATACAGTAGTATCAGTAGTGACAGGATTCAGAAGGATGGAGAGAATCAGTACTCACTGGATTCAGTTAGTAGAGTAGATGAATGAACTAAGAGGGAGATCTTTGTCTTTTGTTCCCTCACTGTTCATTAAAGAAAAGGGAAAGATTGTCTCGTTAGAGACGTGTCTTTCCCTCCCAGGAGTCGGGTCCACCCTTCCCTTCCCCTGTATACGGCGGTTATCGGTCTTAAACCCAGGTGGGGACTGACTTTTTACCTTCAAGCATTCTTGCTTGTCTACGTTGGTCTAAATTAAAGCCAAATGCCATATGATTAGCTGCTGATTGAGGGTCATCTAACCAAGCTTCTTGAAGATCATTCCAGTCTTCTTGTCTACGTTGTTTAATTGTTTCATGAGCACTAATTGCTAGTGCATCTGTGAAGTATTTAACACCTTGAGCTAGGCAATCGAGTCTATCGTCGTGTTTAACTGCGCCTTTTTCACGACACATGCGACTCATCTGATAGAATAGCATGTATAGGAGTCGTGTCTCTGGCGCTGCGTCTTTATTAGAGTTAAAGTCCCACTCAATAACTGCTCTATTAACAATTAATTTATGTTGATTAAAGACTGGTTCAAGTGTATCAATGATTCGGTCTTCTTTACGGACGTTAGCACGTACTTCTTCAATGTCAATAGCTTGTTTAGTTTGTTGAAGGTGTTTACGGAATAGTTCTGCTACAATACCATCACCAAAGTTTGTCTCAATGAGGAGTTTAGTGACACCAAACTTTTTACAACCTCTAAGAATGTCTAACAGTGTAGCATCACTGTAACCATCATTATAAGCACGTACTTCATGAAGGTAGATAAAGCCATTACGTTGACTGAGGAAACAAGCTGCTGTTTCATCAGTACCTCTACCTGATGGGTCTACTGAGCAGATAGTTTCAGTGTATGGTAACCAATCACCTTGCATGATCTGTGGTGAGTAGAAGTAATCACCAGGCAGACCAACTGTTGGTAGGTCTTTAATAACGTTAGATGGGTCTGAACACCAGACAACAGCATCAGGACATTCCTTAGGGTTAACTGCTGTAACAATTAGGTCTGCCATCTTAAGTGGGAACTTCTCAGCGTCACTAAGACTAGTGTCTAGCATGAACTGCAACATAAAGTTGCTACGACCCATTGATGCTTCACGTTCTACTAGATCATCATTAGAGAAACGATCAGGGTCTGTTACATCCCAAAGTTCAGCACCTGCTTCTATGTCTTCTTGTATTTGAGGAGCAAGGAGACCTTCATAGTTAGATAGCTTACGAGGGTAACGTGCTGGCCAGACAAAAGGTTTGTAGTTACGTTCCGCTAGTTTGCGGTAGATGGTGAAGGTTGTCTGCGGTGTCCCTAGGTACATAATGCGTGAGTCCTTCTTGGGTGTGAGGATGGACTCCGCTTCTGTACAGAGTTGAAGAAGTTTTTCTCGCATCATCTCAGTCATCGAGTTACCAGGAACTTCGATGTCATCAAGAATCATCAGGTCTGCACGGCTACCAGTTAGCTGACCTGTGATTCCGACTGACTTGACTGAGGGTGCTTGGTGAGGAGAGCAATTAACGTCAAAGGAGATCCGAGACCACCGGGCATCATCACTCTTTGGTCTCAAATGTGATAGCCATGGTGTCTCAATAATTAGCTTCTGAAGAAAGATGGACATGTTATCTGCACGCTCTTTTGAAGCGGAGATGATCATGATCTTCTTTTCGGGGTTGTTAAAGAGTGTCCACAACACAAAGGCACCAGTAATCCAGCTCTTACCTACCCCTCGAAATGCTTGAATCTGTAGTCGTTTAGGACCGTGTTGCAGGTAGTCTGCGATGGCGTATTGAGCACGGGTAGGTGAAGGTAGATCTAACTGTTGCCATAACGCTTGAAGAAAGATCTTAAAATCGCCTTTAAGGGCATCTAAAACATTCATGTGGTAGAATATACCTAAGTGGGTAAAGAGGCGCCTTGTAGGGGCTTGTAGACGCCTCTGGTGAGGGATTAGTTGATCCCCATAAGTTCTGATAGGCCAAATTCAGGTAATGTAAAGCGTACACCACCTACACCAAAGGATAATTTACCGCCTCTTTGTCTAGCCATAGCAGCACGTTGCTGAAGTTCTTTAGCACGAAGCCCTTCAGCAGTTCTACGTTGAACATCTTCAAACGTGCCGCCAGCAACAGCTTCAGGTTGGACTACATCACCGGCAATAGGTACTTCACCAGCTATACCTTCAAGAGTTCTAGCAGTACCTTCACGTACATCTCCAGCAGCAAATGCTTGACCTGCACTCAAAATAGTTGCACCTAAGCCAAGTAAAGGTAATGCAGTACCAGCTTTAATCCTAGCAGATCCTCCATTAAATTTAAGAAGAGTTTCAATTTCAGGATCAGGTAATCTTCCACCAATTTTTGTAGTACCAACATGTAATTGAGCAGCTTCTTTAGGAGATGTCGCAAGCCCAGCTTGACGCAATCGTTCAGCTTGATCTGGTGGAATATAATCTTGAGAAGCAAAGTTTCCTAACGGATCTTCAGCAAATTGCTGCGTATATGATTCCGCATAACGACCGATATCAGTAGTAGGTGTACCGTGACCAAGTGATTTACCAAGGTCAACAGCTTCTACTGCTTTTTGCTTAGTAAGTTTACCGTGATCTCTAACTTCTTTATTTAGATATTGATCAAAAGTATAATTACGTTTGCCAATTTTAACAGTGGCATCACGATCACCGACAAGTTCATCCCATTGAGCAGTTGCTTCTTCTCTAATAAGTTTATTAACTTGTTGTCGGCTACTGCCAATACGTTGTGTACGTCGAGAAGCTTGTTCAGCCCTTTGACCAGTACGCTCTTTATACCCACCAGCCCCGTCGCTAGTCACTTTAATAACTTGCCCATCTTTGGTGGGAACGCCAAGCCTTTCAAAAATCTCTTTTTTACTAAGACCTTCAGCTCTTAACTTTTTAGATTCTTGTCTCCAATCGGTCCAAGATAATTCAGTTTTTTCGTAATTGTCCCACCATTGAGCCATAACTACTGTATATGTTGTAAAATAAGACGTTCTCTATGGGTAATCCCAAAGGTTTCCCTCATCCACGACAACCAATTTCTACTTCCTTTAGCCTGATTACATTTCCAACAACTGGGAACAAGGTTTGATGTAAGGTCTTCCCCACCAAAACAGCGAGGACGAACGTGATCCAATGTAAGTTCATGTAGTTCATAGTGATTTCCACAGTAGACACACTGACAATTAAAATGTTCCTTAATAGCGCGTCTCCAAAGACGCTTTGCTTCGGGACTTGTCATCGTTATTAGGTTGTGGAGGTAGTGATCAGGGGACGGAAGTAGCGGTGTCATTTCCGAGATCTGTTTCTAGCTCGATTAGTAGAGGCTTTTTCAAGGAATGTTGAACCATCTTTTTTGTGTGATACATCCATGCCATCTCCGTTACCGTAGGTGCCACGTTTTCTGTTTTCACGATTAAGTTCAACACGTTTTTGAATTTGTAGGGATTGACGGTTGTAGCGTGCTTGTTGTTTAAGACGCTTTTTGTTAGCCTCTGGATTCTCTTTATAGTATTTAGAGGTACGACTTGCCATAAAGCCTCTTTTGTACGAGTTCAGGGTCTACCTTAGGTAGTACATTAGCGAGTTTATCAAGGGGATTACCATCGTAAGCAACTCCACTGATGTCATTTTTAGCAAGCCAATCACAAGCAGCTTTAAGTTCTTGAGCAGAGGCTTCTCCACTCTTGATTCGCTTGAGGAATTCAGTAGTAACGAGATTATGTAACTCGTTAAACATGTCCTCAGTTGCCTTTTTGTTAGCCATTTCTAAGGACAATTTGATCTAGTTTGTTTTCAATACGGATCATGTGATCCTCCATTTTTTGTAAGGCAGCTGCTAGTTCTTGTCTTGGTACATACTTTTCAGCAAGACGGAGTTCAATGTCATCAATACGCTTGTCGATACTATTCATACGACTAGATGCTCTACCGCTGACACCCATAACTCCCCCTCCAACACCAAGAACAAGACTGATAGCTCCCGTAATAGCTGCTTCAATCATTTTCAGACATCAATCGAATAAGTTTCTCTGGATAAGTTGGGTCAGTTGCATAACCTTCTTTTTGAAGAAGACGAGCGCAATCATCACGAGAGGTGGCTCGATTGACGCCTTTATAAGTTTTGTAATCTCTATACCAACGATCTACAAGATATGAGATGCAGGTTTGAAGATCAGGGAAGTCAATAAATCCGGCATTAATGGTAATCCATTTACCGTTGATGAATTCTTTGGTTTCACGCTCAGAACCTTCACCCTTTAATCCAAAGTAGTTGTTCTTACCAGAGGTGTGTTTACCATAGCCACTTTCTAAAGCCCATTGAGCAGCAACTACCTCTGGATATTTAGCTCCAGCAATCTGTGCAGCAGCCTTAACTCCTTTCCAGGTATTCTCAACGGTAGCTATAGGTCTCGTTTGCTGAGTAGGTCGGAAGGTCATGAACCAGCCAGTCCCTGGACCTTCAACTTCCCAACGCTTTAGCCAGTTACGCCAAATGTATTTGACACTCTTCCCACCAAAGCCAACTTTGACGTAGCCACCGTTGACGTTATCCATCTCACCGTATGGATCGTGGAATACACCATGCTCTCCGTCATCACCAATGAGGAGCATCCAGTGGCCACCACCAACAGGGTTGGAGACATGACCTTTGTGGAGGATGCCAACAGCTACTGGATAGCCAGCCTTTAGTTCGTTGAGGAGTGTCTGCCTAGTTCCTTTCTGGTAAAAGGAAGCAAAAACACCGTACTGCTGACAGGCTTTGATTTGACTGGTGGATTGGGTTGTATCACCGTATTTGAGAACTGTTCTCAAGTAATCATCATCTGCATTACTACCCTTTAATGCATCAGGACGGAGATACTTGATGGCCATCGCACATGTCGATGAGAAGCACATCCGATCTCCGTGACCTGTTGCACTATCTGTCTGAGGATAATATTGGCTTACCTTCAGCAGTACCATTACTATTTCCCTCTAAAGGTACGACGAATACGACGAACAGTATCATCCTCAGTACGAGTCTTACTAAAATAAGCAGCTGCCATGGAGATAGCTTGTGTAACACTATTAGCTTTACGCTTTTTAGTTACACCAAGGTACTCAGAAGCAATAAAAAGGATGAAGAAAGCAAGTGCCTCATAGGACACTTTAATACCAAGAATAGTGATCATTGCTCTTAGAAGGTAAGTGTATCGTTACCAGAACGACCGAAGATCGTGTCTCCGGTAATTACAGAACCACTGGTAACACCATCAACAACAACAGGGATAGCACCGTCAATCGAAGCACCACTTTCCCAGTTATTGAATCCAGCACTAGTCACATAATCAGCAAGCTGCTCAGTGGTCTGTGTGAGGCTCAGGAAGGCCTCCTTATCGTTGCTCATGGCACGTATCAAGGAACGCCTCTCAAGCACGCTCTGAGGGGCTTGTAAGCCAGTCTCAGAAGCACGAGTGATATACCAGTCCGTCTGGGAAAGAAGGGAGCCAGCAGTTGCTTTGACTTGAGCAGTCCATTGTTCAACAAGTTGAGCGTGGTCCTTTGGATTGCCTACACCCCAATAGAACCTTTGGTCGTACCAAGGCTCATCTTCGGTCTCGGTAATTCCAAGCGCTGCCCGCTCCTCAGGACTGGATAATCTCAGCCAGTTTGCTGGGTACTGAGTTCCATCTTCAGTTGTAAATGCCCGATCTGGTGAAAGGGGCTGATTGTTAAGGATAAACATGATTAGTATTAGCGTGCGCGGGCGTATTGGAAGGGCGATTCGGCGAAGGCGGCGTAGATGTAGGTAGCAGCATTAAAGTTCAACCACTGGTCGTTAGAGCGTAGCTTGAAGCCATTGCTGAGGATGTCTATACCACCACTTACGCCAGGTGCGCTTTCTGCTGAGGACAAATTGGGAGACAGCGTTGAGTTGACAAGGTTGTATGTATTTCTAGCGGTGTCGTAAATAATCCAGCTAACTCCTTCTGTTGATGACTTAAGCAATATCCACCTCGGCCTAAACCCGGTATAAACAAACGGCCCATCCGTGCTGCCGTTGCCGGTGTAGCTGCCGAAACTAGAGTACCCGGCTACTGGAGCGAAGCAGTAGGCGACAAAATCGCCATCATTAAAGCTTTGGACAGTAAATACCTGTGAGGTTGGAGTAGTAGAGCCCCAAACACCGCTGCCGTTAGTTACGGCACTTGTTTCGTTGAGCTGAAGGCGGGCAGCGTTACCGAGCACCTTGTTGTACACGTACCACGACTCAGAACCATTGCGCCGCTTAAGGATGATCATGTGCGGCTCGACACCAAGGCCGTGACCGAATGTCTGGGCTGTTGAAGATCCTGAGGATTTTGTGGCGGTAACAATCGAAAACCCCGCACTTGCATTAGCCCTCACCTGACTAGAGATGGAGCCTTGTGTGTTCGTGACGGTGGAGCTGCCGGCGTCCCAGCACCAGGCGGCGAACGATGTGCCGCTATTGTTTACCCCATACCATTGGTTGGGAGCCGCAACTGTAAATCCATCAGAGTTGAAACTTGTTAGATCCGTGCCTGTATACTCGCTAACCGTCAAATCAGTTGCAAGGCTTTTTGAAGATCCCCTAACTGCGTCAAATACGATATTGTTGTACCCAGCTCCACCAGTAGAGCGTGACTTAAACCATAAGAAGTCAGGACTAAACCCCAACCCCGAAATAGCCTGCGTCCCGCCATTGCCCGTGTAGAGCTTCACGTCCATCACCGTCGAAGGCTTCGTGACTAGTGGTGCGGGCAGGTTTGCCGTGCAGAGCGCCTTGAAGCCGCTGGGGGCGGTGTAGGCGAAGGGGCGTTGGCCGAAGTTTATATACCCTTCTTTTTGTGCGGCTGTCCCTGAAGCCACGGTAACTACAGGGTATAAAGGGCCGCTAATCGTCATTCCGGTAATCGTTTGTATCAGCGATCCATTTCTGTAGAAATATAAAGTAGTATTATCAATGTCTAAGGCAACACCAATAACGTCGTTCAAGGCAACAGAGCCTAACGTTCCACTTGCAGAACCACTGGTTTTCTCAAGCGCTAACGTACCGCTAGTCGTATAAATGTCCCAGTAATAGGTAGGGTACGAATTATTGGGCATGTTACTGCCCCCATTTCCCCAAACGCCAACGGCAAAGTTTAGATTAACAGTCTGCTCGTACTCAAAATACCACTTACCAGATGTTACCCCAATTGTTGAATAAGCTAATCCGTTTGATGAAGTTGTGAATTGTAAATTACCATTCTTTAGAGTAACCGCTGCGACCACGGGAGTAAGCGGATTCAACGTCGCATAATTCCCCCTCACCTGCCCACCAGCACCTGTATCCGTTTCACTGCCATTAGTGGGAACGTCTACGAGGCTGTCGTTACCTGCACCAGCGGTGACACTGAGATTATTCGGCGTCCAGTTGTTGCCATTGCCGGAGCTGTCTTTACCCAGGGTGGTGGCAGTGGCTGCTGAGTTATCGCTGAAGTCGAGCTTGAAACCGTTAGTGCCGTAGGTGCCGGTGTAGCGAATCGGTTGCCAGATGCCGCTGTCGTCGAACTCACCAAAGCTGGTGGGGTCTAGGGCTTGGCCGTCAATATTATAAACATCTGCCAATAGAATATCAGGGAACTGTCCAGTGTCATTTGCGCATAGTTGGTGAACAAGGCCAGAGCCATTCCAGCTTGTCTGAAGGTTT